TTATAAGTTCAAGGTGGCCTGATTTCCCCCCTTGGTATGGAGTGGCACGGTATTAACGTTTGCAGGGATCGCAATGGAGCGGATAAAGGTCTCCATCGTAATAAACGTATGGCCGCAATTGATATTCGTGCATTGGTTGTAGCGCTCTTTCGTCTGCGGCGTAATTTCCTGACTGGAACGGGTGTGGGCTGCGCATCCACACAGCGGGCATTTCATCATCGGCTTTCCCTCTTTCAATTCAAATTATCAAGATTATTTCGCATTTTCGAATATTTGATCATTCAATCGATAGGTTGTCAATCTTCACTTCCAGCTCTAACGCGGTCGTAAATCCCTGTCCGCTCAACGAATGCGTGACTGTCGCGATCGTCCACTCCGCCGCGTCGATTTCCTGCTTAAAGCCACTGACCTTTGCTGGCAGTTCCGGGTACAGCTCGGCCCGTCCTCTTGCTAACGTGATGGAGAAGGAGGCGACGCCGCGCTGCAGCCGTTCCCAGTGCATTTTGGCCGCGCGTTCGGCGTTGGCCTGGTTGGCGTAGGTGCGACTCAGGACCAGCACGTTTTCATCGGTGCCGATCAGGTATTCGCCCTGTTTGGCCTCCGGCGTTTTTTTCTGATGGGTGTGACGGCGCCGACGTTTCACCTGCGTTTCCTGACTTTTCTTCGGCTCCTGCGTGTGCAGCCAGCTGGCGACCACGCCGGTGTAAGCATCCCGGTCGGCCAGGGAAAAACGATGGCTGTCGCCAGCGGCGCGGGTGATGGTGACGGCTGGCAGTACTTTGCCGCTGGCCGTTTTCCCCTGTCCCTGACGCAGAAACAGCAGTCGGCCGTCTTTGACTGCGGCGATAGCGCCGTGCTCTTTCGCCAGCCGCATCAGGAAGGAACAATCCGACTCTTTGGTCTGGTCGATGTGGTCAACCGGCTGTACAGCCGTATCCGCATCCAGTGCCGCCGTCAGCTTGTGCCGGTTGGCGATATCCGTGACGATCGCCCCGACCGTGGTCTGATGCCAGGAGCGTTCCCGTTTGATGTTCAGGGTCTGGCGAAAATCAGCGCTACGGGCGCGCAGGGTCAGCCGGTCAGGCGCGCCGCTGTGTTCGATTTCATCCACCACGTAGGTGCCTTTACCGATTAACGCTTCGCCTTTCCAGCCCAAAAATAGCGTGATTTCAGCGCCGCGCCGGGGCAGCGCCAGCTGGCCGTCCGCATCGTCCAGTTCCAGATCGAGCTGGTCCGCCTCAAAGCCGCGGTTGTCGGTAAGCGTCAATGAGATAAGCCGCTTTTCCAGTACCGGCGTAATGTCGGTTTTCCCCAGGCGCAGCCGGTAATCCGGCGTAGACTCGACGCCTGTCAGCCAATTAGTCATGACAACACCCCGCTGACGGCAGACGTCAGCCCGCCGATCGCCTGCGTCGCGCTGTCTTTCAAGCCGCCTAATGACGTGGATAAGTCGCCCAGCATCGCGGACAGCGATTCATCCACACGTTTTAATGTCAGGGTGAACTCGATACGCCGGGCTTTGCCGTCCTGAAAAAACTGGCTGCGGGTTTCATTCAAGCTCTCAATGACATACATGCCATAAATGGTGCCGCTGCCTTCCAGTAACGCCCAAGCTTTACCGGTCTCGGCCATCTGCTCCAGCGCCCACAAAGACAGCGCACCGCCGGTCACCTGTGGCAGTAGCACGCCCTGTAACGTGATGGTGTCATTGTCCGGGCCGACATACTGCGTCACCGGGCGATAGCCAATCCGGCTATTGGTCACATGGCGCCAGGCGCGCTGGCGTTGCAGTTCCTGATAAGGCACGGTCTTTAACGTGAACACAAACAGGCCTAATACCATCATCATGATTCGAGTCCTCCCTGATCGCGGTAACTGCTACGGGCTTTTGCCTGGGCGCGTCGCTCGCGTTCATCGAGCTGGCGCGCCACTTCACGGGCGATATCGGTCGCGCTCTGGCCCGGTTGCGGCACGATGGTGATCGGCGCATGGACGGTCACCGGCGTGACCACCGGCGCGGGCTGGCGCGATGTGGTTGCTGCAGGGGCTGCGGGCAACAGGCTGAATGGATGCAGCGGATAAGCCGTTGCCGGGGAGGCGGTGGAGCCTAACGTCAGCGCCGCCGCGGCTAAGGCGGCCGTGCGCCGTCGGCTGGTCACGGATGCCGGACCGGCGACGATTTCCGGGCCGTTCTCGCCGACAATACCGAGCTGTCCCGACGCAATCTGGCCGCCGGTGTCATACATCGGAATGTCGCTGTACACCGGCGGGGGGGAATTGGGCGGAGGTAAAGGCATCGGCGTGTCCGAGTTGGGTTTCATCCAGTTCGGCAGGTAGTCGGTCATGGAGGACAATTTAGCCTTGAGCGCTTCCCATTTTTCACTGATGCCGTTCATCAGGCCGTCGATTAACTCCCGTCCAGCTTCTTTAAAGCGGGCTGGCAATGCTGAGACGCTTTTAACCAGGCTGTCCCATTTGTCACTCAATTTCTGTTTGATCCCTTCCCAGGCGGTCGATACCGTGCTGCTGACATTGTCCCACAGCGCCTTGAATTTGGGGCCGAGCGTGTCCCAGTTCTGCCAGAGGTAGATCGCGCCCATCGCAATCAATCCAATCACGGCCAGTATCGGGTTCGCCATCATCAGCCGTCCTAGCCACATCACCGCGCCGCCCATGTTTTTCAGCGCACTGCCGATCAGCCCCACCGCGCTGACGCCCCTGATGCCGAGCATCGACAGGCTCAATCGCATCATCGCCATGGGGCCGAGAATGGCGGCGATGGTGAGCATCACAGCCCCGATAGCCCCGGTGACAATGGCAAATCCCGCCGCCGCTTTAAACAGGCCAGCGGTCAGTACTGGATGTTCTTTTGCAAACTCATTCAGCTTTACGGACAGCTCGGCCAGTCCGTCGACCAGCTGTTTTAGGTCCGGTGCCACCGTGGCGCCGATGGTGGCCATCGCGTTAGTGAAAGAACCGCCCGCCGCGTCCCATTTGTTCCCCAGTGTTTTCAGCTGGGCGTCGACGCGCTCCCGCAATGAGGCTTGCTCCGCTAATTTGGCCTGCGCATCCTGATAGGCGCCCATGCCCTGACGCAGAATATTAATCACCTGTAGCGTTTCCGCATCATCGCCGAACAGCCCTTTGATCACCTGCGTTCTTTTAGCGGTATTTAGCGAGTTCAACTGGTCGAGTTGTCGATACAGCTGGTCGACCCCGCCGAACTCGCCTTTGCCGTTGGTGAAATCAAACTTGATGCCGCTGCCTTTCAGGTCCTTGTTAACATTGCCGACCTTTTTGGTGTCCATCACCATCTGAAACACTTTGCGGTAGGCGTTGCCAGCCGATTCGCCCGCCATGCCTTTCTGGTCGGCCATGACCAGGAACGGCGCCAGCATTTTCGCGCCGTCCAGCCCTTTGGTATGCAGGATATCCATCGCGCTGCTGATTTTGGTGAAGCCCTGCAGCATGTTGGTGGGGTCGACGCCGGCATAGAAGCCTTTCTGAATCACATCCATCAGGCCCATCATGTCTTTTTCCACGGTGCCGGTGGCGTCCTGCATTTTGGCTGCAAACTCTGCCGCTTCCTCTGAGGGCATTTTCAGCTGTACGCCCAGGTAAGCGGTCGCTTCCCCCATGCCGCCCAGGATGGTTTGCGCAGCGATGCCCTGGCGGCGCAGCATGGTCATCATGTTCTGAAAATCCGCCGTGGTGCCAGGCAGCTTGTCACCCAGCGCGATGGCCAGCTGATTGATTTTTTCAAATTCTGGGGAGACTTTCGCCCCTGGTCCCATCATGGCGCCGGCTAACTGTGAGCCGGCCTCTTCTGCCTCAGCATACGCTTTGACCGGTGCCATCAGCGGGGCTGCCGTGGTGACACTGGTGGCAATCAGACCGCCGCCGTTGCCGGCTAACTGATTGCGGGTCTCCATCGTCCTGGCATGGCGCGCGCGGATCGCATTGAGCCTGTGCTGCTGTTCGCCGGCCTGTCGCAGGCGCCGGGTCTGTTCCGATAATTGGCGGTTGTAGCGTGCGGTTTCCTCGGCGATGCGCGCCGTGGCGCGGGCGCTGTCCTGCGTCGAAATACCGAGTCGGTACAGGTCGCCGCGCAGGCGCCCCAGCTGGTTTTGCTCGGCCTGGTGCTTATTCTCCAGACGGCTGACGGCGCGCCACTGATCTTCCAGCGCTTTGGTTTGCGCGCGGGTCGGTGAAGCAAGGCTACTCATTTCCTGCGTCATCATTTGGGCGCGGAGCCGAGCCTGCGCCAGCGCGTCACCGGTTTGGCTAACACGCTGTTTTAGCGTATTGAAGGTGGTCAGCTTATTGCCGGCCTCGTTCAGCTGCTTGAGCTGGCTCTGCGTCTGTTTGATATCCGAAGCCAACGACCGGGTGCTGTCCCGCGCCGTGCGGAGCGGACGCGTGATCCGGTCAATCGCATTCATCACCACCTGTAAACGCAGGTTGTTATCACTCATCGTCAGATCCGCTGCGAATAATGGCTTTGTGGCGCCAGTTCAGTACCTCGGTTAATGACATCTCCGCGGTGACCGCCGGCGGCCAGTGAAACACGGTGGCGATATCCGCCACTAAATCCTCGACCGTCAGGCTGGGGGCAAAGCTGACCGCGCCGAGTTCGGCAACAAAAAAGTGACTAACTCCACCGACAGACTGACCAGATCGGCCGGGTCCAGTTCCAGCACGTCCGCCTGCGTCAGCGCCGGGGTAGTAACGCGCGGCAGCACCACCATCAGGCGTTGACGTCCATTTCCATCAGCGCCTGCAGGCGGGTGCCGCGCAGGCTGCCGGAAGTGGGTTTGCGGAGCGTGATTGCCGTAAGAGTGACGTCGCCCCGTTTCAGCGGGGTATCCAGCGTAATGACTTTTTCAGTGGTCAGGGTGTTATCGTCTTTTTGCATGATGTGTCTCTGTTGGGTTGGGGCGCAGGGGTGAACCTGCGCAATTAAAGAGGCGCGTTACAGGCCGATGGCGGAACGGTGGGCTTCCATCAGGTCCACGCCGCCGACAATTTCGATCATGTTCAGCAGGTCAATCTCAATCAGCACCTCGCCGTTGACGGTCAGTTTGTAGTAGGTGCAGGTCGTCGATACTTTGGTTTTGGTCAGTTCGCCGAGTTTGGCTTCGCCGCCGTCGATTTCTTTGTGCCGGCCGCGCAGCACCACCTCGACCGCCTGCACCTCGGCGGTGTCGTCACGCTGTACCGAACAGGTAAAGCGCAGCGGCACGCCATCCGCCTTGGTATTGCCGAGCTGTTTGTAAATCAGCGGTTCAATGCCCGCAATCTGCCATTCGACTTCCAGCGCGCTGTCGTCCAGACCCATGTCGATATCGACCGCGCCCGGCATTCCGCCGCCGCGCCACTTTTCAAACTTGCGCGTCAGCTTGGGCTGGGTGAAGGATTCAACCACGCCCATATAGCTGTTGCCGTCGTTGAACAGATTCAGTTGTTTTAATATCCGTGGTAATGCCATGTGCGCCCCTTAGCTGTTGACCTGGCTGGTGAAGTCGATGAGATAGCTGTCCGTGATGCGCTGGCGCAGCATCAGGTTTTCCAGCGGCGGCACCGGCGTGTAGTCGTAGTCGAGGGTCAGCGTGCCGGCTTTCAGCGTGTCCTTGGTATTGGCCGCCTCATCAATCCAGCAGTCGCCGCCCAGCAGATAGCCATTGGTGGTCATTTCGCGCAGCTTGGCGCGGACCCCCTCGATGATGTCGCGTGCCAGCGAAGGCGTCAGCGGTTTGTCGCTGGCCCACATGTGCGCCTCGGCCATGGTGTCGGCCAGCACCTGAGCGGTGCGGGTGTAGGACTCAAAGGCGAACAGCGGATCGTCGCTACAGGTGCGAGACCCCCAAAAGCGAAAACCGTCTTTACGGATCAACGTGGTGACGTCGTTCTGGTTCAGCAGGCCCGCATCGGTCGCCGGATCTTGCAGGTCCCAGAACACATCGGCGGAAATACCGGTCACCCCGTTGACGCCGACGTTAGACAGGGTTTTATGCCAGCCGGTTTGCTCGTCGATTTTGGCCCGCAGGCCCAGTGCGCGTGCGGTCGCCCAGGCGGACGCATCGGCATTGGCGACCGTATCCCAGGCGATGAAGTCCGGCCAAATCAGCATCAGTTCGCGCTGACTGAAATTGGCGCGGTAAGCGATCGCCGCTTCCACCGTGTTGCAGCCGTAGGCGCTGATGTAGGCAAAGGCGCGCAGGCTTTGGGCTACGCTCGCCAGTTCGGCGGCTACCGCCTGATTGTCGTGGCCGGGTACGCCGAGAATGCGGGGTTTGACGCCGAGCTGTCCCTGGGCGGCCAGCAGGCTTTCATGCCGGTCTTTTTGCCGTCGGCGGTGACGCCGCCGATGATGTTGGAGGTGGTCTCCGCCTCGCTGTCGCCCTGAGCGACACGCACGACCACCGTCACCGGTTTGGCCTGATCGCCAATAGCATCCAGTGCGCGGGCCAGCGTGCCGGACTCGCCCGCCTTGCCGCTGGCCGTCACGACGTCGGTCAGCAAGACGGGTTTATTGAGGGGAAACGTCGCCGCGTCGGCATCGTCGGCGGTACACACCATACCGACAATGGCCGTCGAAACGGTTTGGATGGGGCGGGTGCCTTCGTTGATTTCAACCACGCGCACGCCGTGATGGTAATCTTGCGCCATAGATCAGATCTCCGCTAAATGAGTTCTGATATGGTGAAAGACACGGCAACACCGCGCACCCCTTCGGGGCTGTATCAGGAATGACACAATAGGAGAGGCAAGGATGCGTAAAGTGGATATGTTGGGCGTGACGATTTATGTGCTGGATACCGAGGACAGTCTGGTCGACTGCCCGGTGGATAGCTATGCAGTATTTAACAATGACGGCTGGATGGCGGTACATCGGCAGGCGGAGCAGGCTATTCCCCTGCATACCGATCCGCTGCCGAGTCTCAACGCGGCACTGAACGAGGTGCTCAGCGTCGCGCTGTTTTTTGCCTAGTGGGGTTAATCGCAGGTGGGGGTGTGAGTACCATCGGGTTTGATGATCACGTTGCCTGACTGATTATTCTCGCACGTCACTCCGTAACCGCCGATAAACCAGATTTTCAGCGATCCATCTTCAAGATTAGCGACGGTGGCAATTTCGTACTCTGAAATATCAGCATCAATCAGTGCTCTGCCACGCATAGGTTGATCCCACCAATGAGCTTTAGCAATTTTGCCGTTACTCATCGTGTCGATACTCTTTATGTACAACACCCCACTATAATCCTTGTTTCCTAACGGATGCTTACTGAAATAATCTGCGATGAGAGCAGTAAAAGCGCGCTGACTTTTAGGCGGAGACGTGACGATATAGTCGTAACCTCGCTCGCCAGATACATCTATATAAAACTCGTACCCTTGTCGTTTTTCAATTAAAGGTGTCCCGAAAAAGAAATGCGTTGAAAACGGGCCGATGTGGTTGATCCATAGCAGCATGGCTACATGAAGGAGAACGGTACATATAGCATAACGCCACTTCTTGCTGAATAAGAAAACAAGGGTACATATGGGAGTAATGAACCATGACAATGGGACTATTATTGAATAGTGATCCCAAAACAGCGTCTCGTTATTGAAGGAATATAAACGTTCCAACATAACCAATAGATAATTTATAACGAGAAATATAAATGTCTTTTTCATATATTCCCTTTAATGGGGTAATCCATTTCGACTACGGTGATGAACGGCTTATAACCGAATTTATCTAAATGTTGAAGTATGAACCAAGAACGAAAGCCTCCAAGCACGCTGTAAACCTTTATCTCCGCAGTATCTGGATCTGGGCCAATATCAGGGATATCCAGTCCAAAATGATCATAAAAGGTCACCCGAACTTTACCTTTATAAAACCGACCACAACGGTCAAAGTCAACAATTTCTGCCTTAGCCGCCCAAACGTCATTGATGGCGAACGTCAATCCACCATTTAACCAGGCTAAGTATTTATCTTCGAATGTATTGAAAGCCGGGGGGCGAAGTGATTTTTTAATTATATTCTGATAGCTCATCATCCAATCATTTAAAGCAACAGGGTTAATTTCGCCATGTTGCTGTTTGATTGTGTCATCAATGCCCTGCAGCAATGTTTTTATAAACGCTTGTGTGTTTGGATGCGCACGAACGGCGCGCGTTAGAGCAGGATGCCTAAATTCTCCACCCTCCTTTTTTTCAAATTTGGCAATCATCGCTAGGATAACCATCTCTAATTCACCAGCTGAGAAAAAAAGCTTAGCCATTAACCTAAATTTAAGAAAATTAAGGGAGGCAGAATCGAAACCAAATAAATAACCATCCTTCGCGAAGAGAGGTAAATGGCCAAAGTTTGGTATGGCTCTGATTTCTTCCTCGGTCATATCGCCATAGGTCATATCCGCAGCCGGGCTACCATCGGCATTAAAGCCGGGTTTCCGTCTTGATTCATATACCAGAACGGGGAGATGGATACGCGTCGCACTGGTGGTATCGGTCACTTCGGTGACTTTAAGCGTCGGCGCGGGTTCGGTTCGCGGCGTGGCCGGGCGAGGCGCAAACCCCCAGCCCGCTTTTTGCGCCGGGGCGTTGACCTTGGCGCGAGCGTAGGCGTTTTGGACGGTGTTGGAAAAGTCGCGGCTGGCGTTGATGTCCAAGGTTCCCGCGTTTAACGAACAACAGGCGTGTTCTTTCGAGCCTAATACGAC